TGCAAAGCGCCCCGAGCAGGTTCGACGAAATCGGGACGACCGTGGACGTGACGGGTTCGAGCACGGACCTGCCGCTGGTCGGCCTGGCCGGCGCGGTTCGGGAGTGGGTGGGCGACCGCCAGAAGCAGAACCTGGCCGCCTACAAGAAAAACGTGACGCACAAGAAGTTCGAGCAGACCGTGGGCGTCGCGCGCACGGACATCGAGGACGACAACGTCGGCCTCTACAAGCCGGCGATCATGGACCTGGCCCAGAAGGCGAAGGATTACGACTGGGACCTGGGGATGACGCGTCTGATGACGGACGGCTTCAGTGTGGCGGGCCTGGACGGGGTGAGCCTGTTCAACGCGGCGCACACCTGGGCCGGGTCGGGCTACACGACCGCCCAGGACAACCTGTCCAACGAAGCGCTCGACGCGGACGCCGTGGCGACGGGCGTGGAGGCGATGATGGGGTTCCGCGGGCCGGACGGCGGATACCTGAACGTCTACCCGACGCACTTTGTGTGTGCGACGAACCTGTGGGCGACGGCGCGCACGCTGTTCCTGAACGAGCGGGACGACGCGGGCGCCAGCAACGAGCTGTATGGGCTGTTTCCCAAGGAGAACATCATCGTCGACCCGAGGCTGACGTCCGGCTACTGGGCGATGCTGGACTGCTCCAAGCCCATCAAGCCCGTGCTCAAGCTCAAGCGCACGGACGTGGAGTTCGTGGCCATGACGAAGGTGGACGACGCCAACGTCTTCGAGCGCGATGAGTATGAGTACGGCACCCGCTTCCGGATGGAGATCGTGGCGCTCCACTGGTGGCTGACCTACGGCTCGACGGGCGACGGCGGATAAGGGATGCCCAGGGGCGGGCCGACTTCCCCCGCCGGCCCGCTTGGGGGCGCCGCCCTTTCGCCATCCGGCGGCGTCCCCACCCTCTCTTTTGCTGCGGAGCTGTGACATGGCCTACTGCACTCAAAGCGACATCGAGGACCGGATCCCGGCCGATCAGCTGGTGCGTTTGGCGGACTTCGACGGGGACGGCGCTTCGGACTCAGACGTGCTGGCGCGCGCGATCGCCGACGCCGACGCACTGATCGACTCATACGTGGGCACGCGCTACAGCGTGCCGCTGTCGACGGTCCCGGACTCGATCAAGCTGCGGTCCATCAACATCGCCATCTACTTCCTGTATCTGGGCGTGCGCAGCGTGACGGACGCGGTGCGTGCGCAGCACGAGGACGACCTCAAGTGGCTGGAGAAGATCGCGGCCGGGGCCGTGGCGCTGGGCATCGCGGAGGCGCCGTCCCCCGCGGACGGCACGCCGAGCGTGGAGTATGAGGTCAACGATGCGCATTTCGGCCGAGACTCTGGATTGTAGGAGCGGGCGATGCCCCTTGAGCTGGACAGCGAGGAGACGATGCACGTGCAGGGCGTGCCGGTTCATGTGCACTACTGGCGGGGCACGCGCGCCGCGTGGGCGGCCGAGTGTCCCGTGCCCAACATGATCGCGGTCGGGTCATCGAAGGTGCAGGCGCGTGAGCGGCTGATCGCCAAGCTGACCGAGGAGCTGGCCGCGCAGAATTGGAAGCCTGGAGCGTGATGTGGAACTGAAGGCCGAGGGCATGAAAAAGGTCAGAGCCAGATTCGCCAGGATGGCGCGGGTGCTGGATGATCCCGGCCCCGTGCTGCGCGACTTTGGCCATCAGGTCGTGGCCTCGGTCGTCGATGGCTTTCAGCGCGTGGCGCGGGGCGAGCAGTCGGCCCCGGGCCTTCCGCCCGCCAACCGCTCCGGACTGCTGCGGCAGAGCGTCACGTTTGAGGTCAAGGGCGCAACCGCTGTCGAGATCGGCACCAACCTGATCTACGGAGCCATCCAGCATTTCGGCGGCGTCGTCAAGCCCGTGCGCGCCCGCGCGCTGGCCATACCGCTGAATGCGGCCGCGCGGCGGCGCGGGCCGCGCGAATGGCCCGACGGGACGCTCTTCCTGGTCCCCGACGATGACGACCCGGACCGGGTCGGCATCCTGTTTCGGGCCAAGGGCGCCGAGGATCTGGAGCCGATGTATGTGCTGCGCGCCAAGGTGACGCTGCCCGCCCGGCCGTGGCTGAAGATTTATCCGCAGGACGTGGAGTATTTCCTGGCGCGGATCGAGGAGGAGATGGCCGCATGAGCGACAGCTTCCTGACACGCGGCCGGCTGGCCATCTGGAACGAGATCGATGCGGACAGCGACATACAGGGCGCGCTTCGCGGCGGGAAGGTGTTTCGCTTCGAAGGCGGTTTGATGGAGAAGTTCGACACCGTGCGGGCCATCTGCCCATTTGTGGTAATCGGCCTGTGGAAGGGCGAGCTGCCCCAGGCCAGCAACGCCGAGTGGGAGTGGACCCACTGGCTCGCCGTGAAGATGGGCGTGTATATGGACCTTGCCCCGTGCGAGTGGCTGTTTGAGTGCATCGTGGAGCGGCTGTGTTCTCCGCGCGTGCAGTACTTCGGCCTTGGCGGCACGGGGTTTCTGGGCCTTCGGTTTGGCGCCCCGGAGTGGCAGGCCGAGCCCGATGGAGAGAATGGACCGGACATCATCTGGACCTGCACGCTGCCGGTCGGACTGAAGTTCCGGCGCCGCAAAAAGACCGTTTGATAGGAGGAGATGAAGATGCCCGGAGGACCGACTGGAACGCACCTGGGATCCCGGATGCACTACAGGATGTGTGCGGAGTCAACGTGGGGGTCGCTGCCGGGTGCGCCTGCCTGGTACCAGATCCCCAACCTGGACAACGGCCTGACCGTTCGGTCCAAGACGCCCCGCTACCGCCCGAACACGAACTGGGGCGGGTTCAGGCAGAAGCTGCACATTCGGCACCAGTACCAGCTCAGCGGCGACATGACGGTCGAGTATCGGCCGACCAACGCCGACTTCCTGCTGGACTGGGCGCTGGAGCGAAACGCGGACACGGACGACCTCGGAAGCTGCTCGCTGCAGCGCTACGCGCCGCACCTGGAACTGCAGCAGGTCGGCCTGGTCGTCGACTCGCTGACCCTGGAGGCGACCGGCGAGTCCGGCGTGTTCACGGGTCGGATGAGCGTGCGCGGCAAGGAAGAGACGGAGATCACGTCCCTGTCCTACGGCGACTTCGATTATGACGGGCTGGAGATGGAGCCGTTCATGTTCCAGCACGCGGTGCTGGAGATCCCGGACGGCACGACGGTCACCGACGTGGAGCAGTTCTCGATCTCGATCCAGAACAACCTCTACATCGGCCCCTACAACAACCGGCTGGTGACGAGCCTCATCGCCCAGTCCAGGGCCATCGAGCTGACGCTTTCGAAGCTGGCCTGCAACGACGATTACTTCGACGCGAAGAACAGCGATTCGACGCTGTCGTTCGTGGCAACGTTCACGCACCCGGAAGGCGACACGCTGGTGCTGACGCTTCCGGCCCTCTACTGCGACGAGGACGAGGAAGACGAGACGCCCAACCAGGTCGCCAAGGGCGCGCCGAAGCTGATGGCCGGCATCGACGGCAGCGGCGACGACATCACCTACAACGTGACGCAGACCACGACCACGACCGAGGCGCCCTGACGAGGGCCGTGGCGTTTTGTGAGATCCTTACCTGGGAAGGAGCGTGACGATGGCGAGCCGAGATCACAAGTCGCAAGCAGACAAGCTGGAGCCGGGCCCGCGGCCCGAGTGGCTGACCGAGCTGGACTTCTACCGCTGCCAGATCAAGCTGTCCGAGACGGATTACGTGCGGCTGCACGTGGTGGACGGCGAGCTGGTGGACAAGATCATCCGGCAGGTCAAGGAGCTGACCGGCAGCTACCGGGTGGCCATCGAGGCCGTGACGGCAAGCGAGGACACGGCGGCGCGGTTGGCGGCCATCGACGAGCAGCTCACCGACGAGGCCCGCCGGAAGGTGTGGGCGCTGGTCGACGAGGTGCTCTACGTGGCCGTCAGCGAGTGGAAGCTGACGCTGCCGGGCAATCCGGTGCCGACGCCCAGCACGGTGGAGGATGCCAACAAGCGGCTTGCGATCATCAAGCGCGTGCCGCTGCGCCTGCTGCGCCGGATCGTGGAGGCCATTATCTGGCAGGTAAAAAACTGACCTGCGAGGTGGCGGGCGCCTTGGAGCAGGAGCGCCGCTCACGGGCGCTTGACCTCTACTGGCTGGCCAGGCACGGTCAGCCGCTGCCTCGCGAAGCCTGGCCTGTCGTGCTGTGGTGTCGCGCTGTCCTGCGGGACAGCTACCTGAGTGTCTCCAGCATCCTGCAAGGGATGATCGATGGCCAAGAAGCTTGAGTTCAGTCTGGTCGCCAAATTCCTGGACTATGCCAGTGCGGGGCTCGGGAAGCTGGACCGCACCCTGGCCGGCGTCCAGAAGCGCGCCGGCGCGATGGGCGGGTCCTCCGGGGGGCTGGCCGCGTTGGGCGGCCGGCTAAAGAACCTTGGAGGCGGATCGCCCGGCGGCGCCGGCGGCTGGCTGGCCGGCATGCTGAAGGGCTCGGCCGAGCTGGCGCTGCTGCCCATCAAGATTGTCGGGATGCTGGCGTCCATGCTGCCAAGCGTCGCGGGCGTGTTCGGCCGGGTGGTGAGCACGGGCGCGGCGATACTGGGCGGCCTGGTCAACGTGGTCGCCAACATCGCCGGCAAGATCCTCAACCTCGTGCTGGGCCTCGTGCAGGGGATCATCAGTGCGATCACCGGGCTGATTCAGCGCGTGATCGGCGCCATCTCCGGTCTGGTCAGTCGCGTGGCCGGCGCGGCGTCGAAGGTGGGCCTGGTCATCGGCGGGATCCTGGGATACGGGATATACAAGGGCGTGCGCGCCAACCTGGAGCTGGCCGACATGCGCACGCTGATGAAGAAGGTGTTCGGGGCGGCGGCAACCGAGTATGAGGCCCTGGCCCGCCGGCTCTCGCTGGCCACGCCGTTCACGCCGACCGAGGCGATCCGGACGGTCGTCAGCCTGGGCGCCGGCAAAGTGGACGTGCGCAAGTACATCAACG